AAAAATATGGCAGTAGCAGTAGAATACAACCTAGAATATTAATGCGAAGTATATTTAATTTTATTATAGCCCCGAAAGAAAATAGATACAATAATAAAAAATCTATAGGCAATAAAGAATTAATATTAAATACCGAAATATCTGATCATAGATATGTAAGTAGAAACGGTGTTGTTTTAGAAACACCTGTTGAAGTAAAAACAGATATTAAAAAAGGTGATGAAGTTATATTGCATCATAATGTTTTTAGAAGATGGTATGATGTATATGGTAAAGAAAAAAACAGTAGAGGGTTTTTTAAAGAAAACGAATACTTTGTAGACCCATCGCAAGTTTTTTTGTATAAACGAAACAAAGAATGGATAGCGCCAAAAGGATATTGTTTTGTAAAACCTATTGAATCAA